AAAGTTCGTGTATTTGCTGCCGCTAACATGCCTTTTGTTATGTTGGTTCGCAAATATTATCTTACCTTAGCTGCTTTGGTTCAACGCAATAAGATCGCTACTGAATGTGCTGTAGGAGTTGTTGTCCAATCACCTGAATGGACTGAACTTTTTGAACACATCGGTAAACACGGTTGGGATCGTGCTATTGCTGGCGACTATGCTAAATTTGATGGACGTATGAGTCCTCAAGTCATGCTAGCCGCTTTCAAGCTTCTGATTAAGTTGGCTGAGAAGAGTGGAAATTATGACGCAGATGATTTGGTCATCATGCGTGGTATTGCCACTGAGATTTCTTACCCTACTTACGATTATTTCGGAACTTTGGTACAGTTTATGGGATCCAATCCATCTGGACACCCATTGACTGTTGTTATTAATAGTTTCGTTAACTCTCTTTATTTGCGTTACTGTTGGTATGCAATTGCCCAAGAAAAGAAATGGTGGAGTGTTCCACTTTTCAATTCAAAGGTATCAGCTGCTACTTATGGTGATGACAATATCATGACTGTTGCGAAGGGGTATGATGATTTTAATCATACTGCCATCGCTGATCAGTTGGCCAAAGTTAGTATTAAATACACAATGGCTGACAAAGATGCCGAATCTGTTCCTTTCATGCCTTTGAAAGATTGTTCTTTCCTTAAGCATTATGCTGTTTGGGATGAGGAACTTGGTTTGTATCGTTCTCCTGTTGAGGAGGATTCAATTGCCAAAATGTTGCATACACACTTGAAATCCAAAGTTTTGACTATGGAACAATCAAGTGCTGAAGCTATTCAGAATGTTGCATTGAAGTATTTTGAATTTGGACGTGAGGTGTACACATCTAGAGTTGCACAACTTGAACAAGTAGCTCGTGAAACTGGTATCCAAGGATATGTTGGACCAATCATGAGTTATGATGAACGCCTCGCATGGTATCGTGAGAAATTCGACCTTTAAGTCGAATTTCCCGGCCCGCTCTGGGGGCCTTGTACCTTGAGCCACCGTAACTATACGTTGGATAAGCTAAAAATAGTTGTCTGTGCTATGATTAACGCACATGGATTAGGTTCTGCATTACCTAATTTGTGTGGACAGCTACACAGATAGTCGTTTTATTCGTTATTTAGCGAAGGGGTGACGCCCAACAAAATAGCACTGTTATGTATCGACTGATGTACCGTGCATAATATTTACATAAATTACATTACTAATTCTTTATATACTTTAAATGAGGCTGCTGAAGCCCTTAATTCAGACGATTTTTCTGCGGATATCGCTAAAATCCACAGGGTCGAGACTTTTGATAAGCTCGATGAGGCTGAAAACCTCAAGTCGCGTAACAAGGAGTTGCGTGATAAATTATCAAAGAAGTATCGTCATTGCAAGCAATTGCAGCGTCGTATTGAAAAGTTGGAATCTATGCTTATGATTTCCCAGTCCGGAATGGCTAGTGATGCTGATCCGGTTCCAGGGACGACTGAGAATAGTTTGTCACCTATGACTAGCGAACAGATTACTGCATTTGCAGATCAGGATGCTGGTTGGGTAACTGAGAAGGTTGGTGTCTATGAATCTACCATGGATCTAGGCAACAACTCGGATTCCGAATTGGGTAATTTTTTGGAACGACCTATTCGTGAATCCGCCCAAACTTGGCTTGTCGGACAGCCTTTTTTCTACAAATTTAATCCTTGGACAAAGTTTTGCGAAAATAGTTATGTGCGCGACAAGATTAAAAATTATCAGTTGTTGAGAATGAAACTTAATTGTAAGATTGTCATCTCAGGCACTAAATTCCATTATGGACGGTGTCTTGTATCATACAACCCTTTTTCTAAAGGGGATGCAGTCACCATCCAAAGGAATTTTATTAGCCAGGATTTGATTTCAGCTTCTCAAAAACCTCATTTTTTCTTGAATCCCACAAAGAATACTGGTGGTGAATTG